CTAAAGATACTATCGAGGGTGTCATCAGCATCAACCAGAACACAAGATGCAAATTGACGAATGGGTGATCTGACCCCCGCCATGATTGGTGTTGGGATGTTGATTCGGTGCTTTGAGATTGCGTCATAATACTTTTTAATATACTCTAGTCTATAAAACTTGTCGTCATTTTGGAACAATGTTACAGCAATTAACATGTACATAAACTGAGGAGTCTCATAGATCTCTCCAGTACTCCTGTCCTGTACCAAATACTTATCAGTAACTTGTCTTATGCCAGCATAGGTAAACAGGTAGTCACGATCATGGTCGATGTAACTGTTTAATATTTCCCACTCTTGTTCACTATACTTATCTAGTATAGTATCATCGTATACACCCTTACTTACACATGATTCTACATGTTCCTTAAGAATAGGACGTTTATCAGGATGTCCATTGTACACTGCTTTGCGTAAAGCAAACAATAATAATCTTGCAGCAACGAATTGATAGTTGGGATTCTCCAACGTAATTAAATCATTAGCAGAGCGAATAAGAATCTCTTGAATGTCTTTGGTTTCAATTCCATCAAAGAATTGAAGACCAGAATTCATTTCAACTGCTGACTCGGACACACCTGCTAATCCTTTGCAAGCATGTTCAACCATCTTATGAACTTTTTCAAGGTCAAGAGTAGTGGTGTCACCATTTCTCTTAACAACTTTAATTTCTGTTTCCGTTGGTGTCATACCTTTTTCCATTCGGTTAATTTAACTTGTGCTTCTAAACCTTGGTACGTATTTAATTCTACCAGAGATTGAACATCGTGTCTAGCTATTACCATGTCATTTATGTCCTTTTCCTGTATATCATTTGGCCATATCACTACCTTCTCACCTCTGTCGATTGACTTGGTGATTCTGTTGACGATTTCTCTGTTACGAGGTTCGTTATCATAAACCCAAATATAATTGCCCCAACCAAACGTCCTACTATCAACATCGGAGCCAGCCATAGCAACCGAGTTTTCCAAGAGGGTTGAGTCGAATGGTCCTTCGACAACGTAGATTGGTTTTTGTGTATTAATCCTGTCGAGTCCATAGATTTTAGGTTTGTTTTCATCCAACATGACAGTTATATAACGTAACTTATCCTTTGGATTTAATGCACGACCTTGGAATCCAAACCACTCACCGTCCTTATCAATGAAGGGGATGATGATTCTTGGATGATCCTTAGTTATGTGTGTGAAGGTAGGCTTCTGAGTGTTTACCCAAGTACAAAACTGGTCAGCATAATAAAATAACGAGGGGTCTAACCCTCGCTTTGTGATGTACTTGTATGCAACGTGTTCAATATTTAGACTAGTAATCTTTTCTAGATTTCCATGCTTCTTGAACACTGGTTTCTCAAATTTTGGTTTCGGAACATAAGATCCTTTACCAGTTGTACCCTTCTTATATCTCTCCATGATGTACTCATCATGAAGGTCTGGTGCCTGGTCTTTCAAGAAGTTTGGTAGGGTTCTCCCTACTCCACAGTTATGGCATTTGAATACCAAGTCTGTTTTGACACGAAAAAAATACCCCCTTGCCTTGTTCTTATGCTTCTGTGAATCTCCACAGTAAGGGCATCGGAAGTTATATAGATCTGCTTTCTTCTTAACAAACTTATCCAGTCTGCCAGATAAAAGACTTACATAATGATTGTCTACAAACTCAGACAACTTCAGAGACTATAGGAATCTCTATCATACTAGCATTATTGTTTGGTGTCAAGTTTTTGAGGAGTGATTGGCCTGGTACACTAACCATGAAAGATATAACAGCAAGACCACCAAAAATAGTCCACATTTTCTTCTCCATGACCTGTAGACGGTCATCAACCTTTCTGATATCTCTTTCACAACCTTTCTTTATCTCCTCTGCTCTACGATTGACTTCTCTATGAAGACTCTCTACTTTCTCAAATAGAACTGCGTCAACTTTATCTTGTTTATCTAATTTCTCATTATGTACAGCAAGAAGTTGCCCCATCTTCACAGAGTTCTCCTGCAAACTGGTTACTACTCGTTCCAGTCGTTCCAATAAAGCTGTATTAACACCCTCAGCCATGACTAACTATCTGCTTCTCCCTTAGCACCACCAACTCTTGCTTTCTTCTTAAGATCTTGAACCTTAGATTGAAGTTGCTTCTGTAATGCTTGTTTCTTCATTAAGACTTTCTTCTTTTCGAGAGCAGTCTTCTGTTGAACAATTGCTTGTTGTGCTGACTTATCATCAGACTCTTGTACGTTACGCATGTGACTATTCCTTTTGTTCATGAAAAATTTACCTGCCTCTGCTGGCATTATTCTTTCTATTTTTATGTCACCCCTGTAACGAGGATTAATAAGTAACCTAAGTTTTTGACTTAGTTCTGCTGGTGAATTAGCATAGACAACGGTCTCTCCTACACCAGGAAGATTACATTTATATTGTAGCAACCTAGATTTAGGTGCTGGATTAACACGGTTCACAGTAATAGGTCTATCAATTTCATTGTCCTCTTTAATCTTCTTCTTTCTCTTCTGAACTTTCTTACGAAACTTAAGAATAGGATCAAAACCAGCAGTAGGTCCAGTCGCTGCTGCTTTGCCAGAAAATCCAGCAGCACCAGGTGTGGAGCCAGTTGTCATCATTTCTTCGTTCATACAGAGTCAAGAGAATCTTGGACATCAGGGTCAACTTCTAATTCAGGAAGCATCCCTACAGGATATTTATTAAGATAAAGAAGTACAGTTTTTAAAATACCCCAATACTCTCTCTCCAGTTTGAAGAAAAGCAAAGGGGTTGCTGCTTCACCAAAGACATTATATAAGATGATTAGATGATTAATGATCAAATGAGTTCTTAAAGGACCACCTCTAACGTAACGTTTAAGTAAACGTTTGAGGTATTTAAATCGTTTAAGATCTTCATCAAAATCCTCTTTGGTTACGGCCTGAGGATTTTCATAATGCTTAATGGCGAACAGAATAAATGTAGAATCATTCAGTTCGTCAAATTTCATTTATTATGTTGTTGTAATTGTTTTGGTAGAACCAGAACCACCAGCACCAATTGTGTCACCTAGAACGAACACCTTGTCAGATGCTGTTGAAGTACCTGCATCAACGATTGTTCCAGAGATTGTTTGAGCACCGATTGTATGTACCTTGTCTGCAGCTGCAGCAGTAAAGTCAAACTCAACACGGTTTGTTCCTGTTCCTCTAGCATATGTAGCAGTAATAGAAGCACTATCTGTTGTGTTAGTAACAACTAGAGTTGCTCCAGCAGTAACATCTACCTTCTCGTTGTAGATAACAACAACGGTTCCAGTTGCTGCAGCTGCATATGTTGTACCCTCAAAGAATACTGCAGTGATATCTGCATTACCAAGAGTGTTAGTTCCACGACCACCAGCTCCTACAAGACCATCAACTGCAACTAGAACTTCATCCCAGTACTCAGTCTGATCTCCTTTCTTATAGTGTCTAAGAACCCAACCTTCTGCTGTAGCAAAAATGTTTGAGGGGTCTACAGCACCACCCTGTACAGCCCACTTAGGCTTAGCTTCATTAGCATCTGTGACTCCCCAAAGTGCCATGTTTATACTCCTACAATTGTTCGATTACCTGTCATTATTTATAAGAATAATGGGTTCAGCAATCACATAAATTTGGATGTTCACCTGTAGCACACCATGCTGCTGGATCTGCTACCTGATTACATTCGTATTCATCTGGAACACCTGGCCAAGACCAATCTATTGCTCCCATACCACCTGAAGGATCGCATCCTACTAATAATGGTGTGAGTAATAGTAAAGATAATTTTCTCATAGAGTTACTTTCTTTTCTGCGTAGTATTTCTCGGCTGCTATAACGTAGTCACCTATATTATGATCAGCAACACCATCAAATCTGGTATCCTTTTCATCTTTTAGTTTAATAACTGGATGGGTATGTACATATCCAGCAAGCCAAGGTGGAGTGCCAGGTACTATATCATCACCATGTACGAAACGTAAATGCTCCATGTCTTTGATTCTTCTTCTTAACTTACGTCCACCTGGTCTAGGTGAACCAGCAGTAACCAATGCAACATTCTTATTGCCAGATTCCCATAGCAAATCCGCAATCAATGTAGCAGTAGCACCACCAAGGGAGTGTCCAGCTATCACTAATTTTTTCTTAGGATCTAAACCTTCATAGGCAACAACTAGTTCTGCTAGTGTCCTATTAGCATTATTTTTAAATCCTCTATGGCAATCATCTCTCTTTATTAAAAACTTAAGATTTGTTACCCAATCAGTAGTCTCATTCGTACCTTCAACAGCAAGTATAGTATGACCATCTATCTTTCTACTAACAAGATAATCTTGCTTATGAGGATAAACATCTCTACAACATTTTAATGCTTCAAGTACTACTTCTTTTGAAAGTGTCATGAATTATATTATACAACTAATAGTATATATCTTTAGTCGTACTTTTTTCTACCGCCTTGTATTCTTCCTGACCCTTTCTTATCATAAAATTTAATACCTTTCTTCTTAATATCAACGAATAACTTATCCTTATCTTTTCTATCAGAGATCTTTTTTTCAAGCCTTGCCTTAGCTTGCTCTTTATCTTTCATGAACTCTTTATAACTACTAACTTCATTTAAAGAAGTACCCTTTGGTGTATGTCCTGCAGCCAATGCTGCATAGGGAACTGCTTTTCTATTCTTAATTTTCTTTTTCTCTACTGCATCTTTATGGCGTTTGAAACCTTTCACGATTTCTTTACCAACACCTTCTGATACACCTTTAGTCTTAACACCACGCTTTGCTTTATGCTCAGTTCTTCTTTGAGTAATCATCTTACCTCTTTCACTAGGTCCACCAGAAAAAGGAAGATCAAATACAGCAGGTTCACCAGCCTTACCAAACTTTCGTTTGTTTCTTATTGATGCTTTACTATAATCAGA